GAAATACTGAACATGAGAAACTAGAAGAGTTTCGAGAAAATCTCCAAAAGACAATAGAAGACCTCTCAGACAAAAAACAAGAAATCGTACATTACGATTTTGCCTATTCCTTACTCAAGGACGATGGCGTAAAAACGAAGATCATTAAGAAATATCTTCCGTTTATTAATCAGCAAGTAAATCGTTATCTTCAAATGATGGATTTCTACATCAATTTTAAACTTGATGGGGAATTCAATGAAACTGTTGAATCACCAATTCATGAACATTTCTCATACTCTTCTTTTAGTGAAGGTGAGAAAATGAGAATTGACCTTGCACTCCTCTTTACTTGGAGAGAAGTTGCACGACTCAAGAATTCGGTGAACACCAACTTGCTGATTATGGATGAAGTGTTTGATTCATCACTTGATGGATTCGGAACGGAAGAATTTCTTAAGATCATTCGATATGTGATTAAGGATGCTAATATCTTTGTCATCTCTCACAAGTCAGACCTGCACGACAAATTTGAAAGTGTCATACGCTTCGACAAAGTAAAAGGTTTTTCAACTATGGTGTCTTGATACACCCAAGAACAATGCAAGTCCCAAACTGGAAGCACCATTCCAAGAAAGAACAGAAACGAAAACTGAAACCTCAAGCAATGCGAGCACGGCGAGAAGCACTTCGCCAGTTCAAAAAGCGTCACATGACCCCGCCTAAACAGCGGGGTTCTTTTGTATAATACTTTCATACGAAACAAATCAGATGGCAGTCAATCACGAAATCAAGTCTCAACTCGCCAAACTGCTTGCTACTGAAGACCTGGTGGTTGAGCACAAGAAAGTAGAGACGGCTCAGTTTAATGTTCATACTCGTGTGCTGACTCTTCCCATGTGGGAGCGAGCAAGCAGCGTTGTATATGATATGCTTGTTGGTCATGAAGTTGGTCATGCACTTTACACTCCTGACCGTAACTGGTTGAAGGAAGTCAAGATTCCTCCTCAGTTTGTCAACATTGTTGAGGATGCTCGTATTGAGAAACTGATGAAGCGTCGTTATGCTGGTCTATCCAAGACTTTCTTTTATGGTTATAAAGAACTTGCAGAGCAAGATTTCTTCCAAGTTGCGGATGAAGATATCAGTCTGATGAATCTTGCAGACCGTGCAAATCTACGATTCAAGATTGGTAACTACACTCAAATTCCTATTGAGAGTGGTGAAGAAAAGGAAATTATTGACGCAATTGCAGATACTGAGACTTTTGATGAAGTTCTTGTAGCAGCAGAACGACTTTACAAATATTGTAAGGAGAAGCAAGTCAAGACTGATCAGCATCAGCAGGAGCATGAGGAGGGACAAGAATCCCCTGAAGCACAGTCTGGTGAAAGTACAGAGACTGAATCTACCTCTGATTCTGAAGGTGGTGAAGTTGGTGGAGAACAACCTAAGTCTCAGATTGAAGATGAGTTCTCTGAAGAAGAGGAAGAACTTGATGATTTGGATGTGAAGACTGCTAATTCTTTGGAAGATGCAATCAAAGAACTTGCATCTATGGATGGATATGAAAACGTTTATGTTGAGATTCCTGACCTAAAAATTGACCAAATCATTATTCCTAATAATGTAGCTCATGATGGTGTCAAGACTTACTGGTCTAGTTGGTTGGAGGAAGCCGAACTCTCAGAAGAATCGATCTTTGGTGAAGTTGACAAGAAGTTTGCAGAATTCAAACGTTCTGCTCAGAAAGAGGTCAACTATCTGGTGAAAGAGTTTGAGTGCCGTAAGGCAGCAGACTCTTATGCCCGTGCCACTACTGCCCGTACAGGCATTCTAGACTGCTCTAAACTTCATACCTATAAGTACAACGAAGATCTCTTCAAGAAGGTCACCACTCTTGCTGACGGCAAGAATCATGGTCTGGTGTTCATTCTTGATTGGTCGGGGTCTATGTGTGACGTGATGCTGGATACCGTTAAGCAACTTTTCAACCTTATCTGGTTCTGTAAAAAAGTTGCTATTCCATTTGAGGTATATTCTTTCACTTCGGATTATCCTCATGTCCACACTGACGAAAATGGTAATGTTACTGTTCGTGATGTTCCTTATACCCGACGTGATGGAATCTTCCATGTTGGTGAATGGTTCTCTCTTGTCAACATTTTTACTAGCAAAGTGAATGGTAAGACTATGGAAGACCAAATGAAGACTATTTTCCGTCTTGCACATTCCTTCAGTCGTTATAATCGTTGCTATGCACCCACTCCTCCTGGTATGGGCCTTTCCGGAACTCCCTTGAATGAATCTTTGCTCACTCTTCACAAGATTCTTCCCAAGTTCAAGAAAGAGAACAAACTTCAGAAAGTTCAGTGTGTTGTTTTGACTGATGGTGAAGGATATGACCTTAAGCGTCATGCAGAAGTTCAACGTTCTTGGGAATCTGAACCCACTATTGGGTGTCGTTCAGTTACTCCTAATTGTATTCTTCGTGATCGTAAGACCGGAAACACGTATTCTCTTGATTGTGATTGGCATGGATTTACTAATATTCTTCTTCGTAATTTGAAAGATAACTTTCCCGAAGTTAATTTCATCGGTATTCGTGTTCTTGAATCTCGTGATGCTGGTAGTTTCGTTCGTCGATATTGCGGATCTTATGGAAAGCTTCATGACGATACTATGAAAGAATGGAAGAAGCAGAAAGCATTCTCTCTTAAAAACTCTGGATATGATACCTACTTTGGTATCTCTTCCAACTCCCTTTCTAAGGAGTCTGAGTTTGAAGTTGCCGAAGATGCAACAAAGACTCAAATCAAATCTGCATTTGTGAAGAGTCTCAAGACCAAGAAGATGAACAAAAAAATTCTTGGAGAGTTTGTGGAACTTGTTGCCTGATAAATATTTTTATAGTAATAGGTAAAAAAAATGTCTAAGTTTGGGGATTTGATTGGAGGTAAAAAAGCAGCACCTGCTCCTGCTCCTGCACCTGCTCCTGTAGTTGAACCAGTAGTAGAAGAGGTAGTAGAAGCACCTGCTGCTGAGGAAGAAGTTGTTGAACTTATTCCTTATGAAAGTGATGTTTCTCTTGATGAAATGACAAAAGATGAACTTGAGGAGTATGGAAGAACTGTGGGTATTGAACTTGACAAAAGACACTCCAGAAAAAAATTAGTTGAAGAACTTGAAGAGTATCTGTTGGCCGATTCCTGAACTGTCCACTCTACCCCTGACTCTGCCTCACTCTGCCCTATAATAACTTCAGTTGAAACAAACAACCTACATCATGTCTATCTCACCTGAGTACATTCGCACTTCTCTCCAAGAACTTTATGGCGAGTCTGTGACGAGTGCTGAAATTCGTGGATGGTGTGCAATGAATGGTGCCAATTATCAAACTGTGACTAATAAACTGGCACAATATAAAGTTGGTCGTGGTAAGTGGAATCTGGAAGTAACAAAAGAGACAGTCCAAGATTTGGAAGTATCTTATAATGCTCCTGCTGCCATGCCTGCAGTTCAGCAAAACCTTATCCCCGAAAAAGATGATACCTTCGTCAAGTTTGGCAATTTCGGTTCTATTAAAAAAATTATTCAGTCCCGTCTATTCTATCCATCGTTTATTACTGGTCTCTCTGGAAACGGTAAAACATTCTCGGTTGAGCAAGCGTGTGCTCAACTGGGTCGAGAACTCATCCGTGTAAACATTACTATTGAAACTGATGAAGATGACCTTATTGGTGGATTCCGTCTTGTCAGCGGCGAGACCGTTTGGCACAATGGTCCGGTCATCGAAGCCTTGGAACGCGGTGCGGTTCTACTGCTTGACGAGATTGACTTGGCTTCCAACAAGATTCTTTGCCTTCAATCAGTCTTGGAAGGAAAAGGTGTCTTCCTGAAAAAGATTGGTAAGTTTGTCAAACCCGCCGAGGGATTCCAAATCTTTGCTACTGCCAACACCAAGGGCAAGGGTTCTGATGACGGTCGCTTCATCGGCACCAACGTTCTCAACGAAGCATTCCTTGAGCGTTTCCCTGTGACCTTTGAGCAGGCATATCCGACTCCTGCACAGGAAATCAAGATTCTTGAGAGCGTCTCTCGCGATTTGAACGTTGTTGCTCCTGACTTCTGCAAGCGTCTGGTGGATTGGGCAGACATTATCCGTAAGACCTTCTATGACGGTGGTATTGAGGAAATTATTTCCACCCGTCGCCTGGTTCACATTCTCCGTGCCTATCGTATCTTCGGTGATAAGGCAATGGCAATTGAAGTTTGTGTGAATCGTTTTGACGATGAAACTAAGCAGGCATTCTTGGAACTCTACGACAAAGTTGATGCTGACTTCCAAATGCCCGTTGACGATCAGATGGAGTCCTGATATAATGACTAATGCTTGGAGTTTACTTTATGATGAAATGATCGAAACTGACACATTCGCTATTGATTTGGATCCATCTTCTCCCTACCATAGTTCTATGAGTTCTTATAGTACAGATACAATTACCTTTGATCTTACAGATAAAATTGCCGTTAATCTTGATATGCCTAAAAACAACAAGTACAAATATAGTGAGGATCGTATCCTCAAAGAACTAAGCGATTATATTTCTACAACTTACAATCAGCATTATTCTGCTGGTGATGATAAAATTCAAACACTTGATTTGATTGAAGCTTGTGGTGATGGTGAATCCTTCTGCCGCAGCAACATCCTCAAGTATGCCTCTCGTTATGATAAGAAAGGCACTGCACGACGTGACATTATGAAGATCTTGCATTATGCTGTTCTTCTGATGCATTTCAACGACAAGAATGCACAACGTGAAACCTACAACCAATGAAACTGAAAGAACGAACTATGAAACTGTCTGATAATGCCCTTGCAATTCTCAAGAATTTTGCTGGAATTAATAATTCCATTCTTGTGAAAGAGGGCAATAAACTCCGAACTATTTCTGTGGCAAAGAATATTCTTGCCGAAGCAGAAATCAAAGAAGAGTTTCCCCGTGACTTTGCCATTTATGATCTGAATCAGTTTTTGAATGGTCTGAGTCTGCATCAGGATCCTGACCTTGATTTTCAGCAAGAATCTTATCTGAGTATCAAAGAGGGTAAGCGTCGTGTGAAGTATTTCTTTGCCGATCCTAATGTCATCATTGCTCCTCCTGAAAAGGATATCACTCTTCCTACTCAGGATGTTTGCTTCCAAATGGACAGTGTAACTCTTGAGAAACTGGTGAAAGCAGCAGCAGTTTATCAGCTTCCCGACCTCTCTGCAATTGGAGAAGCAGGGGTTATTAAACTGGTTGTTCGTGATAAGAAGAATGATACTTCTAACGAATATGCAATTGTAGTCGGTGAGACTGACAAAGAATTTAGTTTCAACTTCAAGGTAGAAAACATCAAGATTATTCCTGGTGCCTATGATGTTGTAGTGTCTTCTAAACTTCTGTCACAATTTACCAATACTCAGCACAATCTTAAGTATTATATTGCTCTGGAACCTGATTCTACATTTGGATGAAAACACTAACGGCAATGAGAGTCGTAGGCAGTATTACAGTTATTGCTGCCTATTTTGTTGTTTTGCATGTTAATTTGACTGCCGGAGTCGTAATGAATGTCATTGCAGACACTATTTCAATTCCATATTTTGTAAAAACAAAATCGTGGGATATCGTGGTTATGCTAGGATTTCTCTTAGCAATCAGCTTTAGTAAACTTTTATCATGAACATCTTTGTATCAGACCCTGATCCCGTTGTTTCGGCAAAGGTTCTACCTGATAAGCACATCGTCAAAATGCCCCTAGAGTGCTGTCAGATGCTCTCTATTGTGGCATCGGAGAAATGGGGGCAAGGATACGGCACTCTTCCCAAAGCAGACGGCACACCCTATGCTACGGAGAAGGGTGCCTTTCGCAATCATCCATGTACTGTGTGGGCAAACGAAACGGTTGCAAATTCTAGGTGGTTGATTCGACATGGTTTGGCACTCTGTGAAGAGTATTCAAATCGGTATGGTAAGATCCATTCATGCCTTCGTACACTTGCATATGCAAATCAACTATTTCCGATTGATGCTGCTCATAGAAGTGAATTGACACCATTTGTTTTTGCTGGTCCTGATGAATTTAAGTATGATACTGTTGATATCTACAGCAAGTATAAGATGTATATTGCATCTAAACCTTGGGTAAAAGATAACTATCGTCGTATGCCGGAGCGTAAACCAGAATGGGTGTGAGTGATCTTTGGTATGAGTATAAAAAACTCATCTTTAATACCTTTCCTGATTTAGAAAATATTGGAGATTGGGCAAACTGGAAGGAGAATGGAACTTCTCTTTCTGCCAAACTTTATAACAGTAAATACATCATCAAGTCTAGAGAAGTTGAGATCTGGGATGACAAGTCCTGTATCTACAACAACATTATCTACCCAAAGACGGGAGAGAATCTACCTTGCTTTGGAATGGACTTGATGGGTTTCTTTGATAAGAAGGTCATTATTGTATTTGACTTTCAGCACCCAGTAGAAAATTATTTGTTCTCTCATCCAGATCTTCCTAAGGCAGAAGGAACATTTAGATTTTTCGAACCGGGTAATCATTTTTCAGAAAACGTATTTGTTCGCAAATGCACAATGTCTGAAGTAAATGACTACCTGGATGACTTTGCTGCTTATTTACAGGCATACAAAGAAATGCTAGAATCTAAGAAACCTAATGGGTTTGCTGTCCATTCTACTTACAGCGATTTTGACAAATACATGAAACGTCTTGATCCTGTCAGTGGGTATTTGAGTAGTAAGTTCGGCAAAGAAAAGGCAGAACAACTAGTAAACGATTTTCTTTTTTGTTATGAGTGATTTTATTTGGGTTGAGAAGTATCGCCCACAAACTATTGAAGAATGTATTCTCCCTGAGGCAACTAAGAAGACCTTTCAAAGTTTCCTAGATAAAGGTGAAATCCCAAACATGCTACTTGCAGGCCCTCCTGGTATTGGTAAGACCACAGTAGCAAAGGCACTTTGTAAAGAACTTGGAGTAGATGTTTATGTCATCAATGGATCCGACGAGGGTCGATTCCTCGATACTGTCCGAAACAATGCGAAGAACTTCGCTTCGACCGTCTCACTTACGGCAGATGCTAAACACAAAGTCATCATCATTGATGAGGCAGATAACACATCCAACGATGTACAGCTCCTCCTACGGGCGTTTATTGAGGAGTTTGCTGGTAACTGCCGATTCATCTTCACCTGCAACTACAAAAATAAAATCCTTGAACCACTTCACTCACGATGTGCCGTCGTTGAGTTTGGAATCAAAGGAAAAGAACGTCAAGCAATTGCAGCATCCTTCTTTAAACGTCTCCAACAAATCTTGGATGCAGAAGGTGTTGAATATGATAACAAGGTCCTGGTAGAATTAATTAATAAGCACTTCCCTGATTGGCGTCGTGTTTTGAATGAGTGTCAGCGTTACTCTGTAAGTGGAAAGATCGATGCTGGTATTCTTGCAACTTTTTCTGATGTAGCTGTCAATGAACTTATCAAGAATCTTAAGGATAAAAACTTTGCTGAAGTGCGTAAGTGGATTGTCTCTAATTTGGATAATGATACTGGCGTACTTCTTCGCCGTATCTATGATTCTCTTTACGACTCGCTGGTTCCTGGTAGTATTCCTGCTGCTGTGCTTGTTCTCGCTAAGTATCAGTATCAAGGAGCGTTTGTCGCAGACCAGGAGATAAATATGCTTGCATGTATGACCGAACTAATGGTGGAGTGTGAATTTAAATGAATGTTAAACTGATGCGTATGTGGTCTGGCGAAGATGTTGTTGCAGACCTGATTGAAGAAAAAGATGACTCTGTAGTCATCGCCAATCCTATTGTTGCCGTTCCTGCCGGTAATGGTCAAATGGGATTTGCCCCATGGTCTCCTCTTCTTAAAGGTAAGGATGAGGAATTGGAGGTTACTAAAAAGTATATTGTGTATATCGCAGATACTCAGGAACAAATTGAAGAACAGTATAATGAAATGTTCTCAGTAATTAAGGCACCTAGTAAGAAGTTGGTTCTCTGATTATGAAAAAGAAAAAACTTAAAGCTCAAGTAAAGTCTAGGTTCTATTACGTTTTCTGGGGAATCGCAACAATTGCTGTTGTTGCTGGACAACTTTATGTCGGTTCTGGTTATCGTGTAATGTCTGAAAGTGTAAACTCGCTTATTGAACATGAGTCTTCTAAACATTAATATGAATAATCTGGTAGAACCAAAAGTTAAAACGACACCAGAACTTGTGAACGAAGCAAACTTTGGTCTCTTTCGTGCTAAAATGACTCTACCTGCTGCAGCAAAGCATTGTGGCATGACTCAGAAAGAAATGAAAATGACTTTCTGGGAATTTTTGAAATACCATCCTACTGATTATAAACTCGATGAATCTACTGCGTGAAAAAGATGCTGTTTGGGCAGCAGACCAATTTATTCAATATTATTCTAAATTTAATCGTATTGACGATTATCTTAGATTTGTTAAGAGTAGTAGAATTGATGAATCTCCTGGAAAGTTGTTTGGTCCAGAGGATTATGTATTCTCTGATTTTGATATTCATCCAAATGAAATGGATTTTAGTATTCAGGTAGTTGATACTGATCAAAAGATATCAACTAAATTTGGTCAAGAGGTATATTCCGAAATATTAAATGATACTGCTTCAAATCCTATTGAGGAAGCAATTCCTGGTAGAACTTTGAAGTGGATGGTTATCGAAAATAACACAAAAAAGGTTGTTGGTGTTATTCGTTTTGGGTCTCCAACAATTAATTCTAAACCCAGAAATGATTACTTTGGCGAGGTAATACCTCTTTCAAAGATTAATCATGAATTTGTCATGGCATTTAATATTGTCCCTGTTCAACCTTTTGGATTCAATTATTTGGGTGGAAAACTACTTGCACTCTTAGCTTCATCTGATGAACTTAAGAGGCAGTTTGATAACAAATACAATACAGATCTTAGGTATTTTGAAACTACATCTCTATATGGAACTACTAAAGGGATGTCTATGTATGACGGATTGAAACCATATATAAGACATATTGGAGACACTGAGAGCGATTTTCTCCCACTATTTCATGATGAATATTTTAGAGATATGTTCTGGTGGTTCAACAATCATGCCAATGACGGAGAAAGATTGGTTTCTGCAGATAAGTCTTCTAAGAAACTGAAAATTCAAACTAAGATGATTTCTATTATTAGAAACTCTTTGAAGGGACACTCAAAACTTGATGAGTTTAATACTTGTATTTCTAATGCAAAAAAACTCACTGAGAAGAAAAGATTTTATATCTCTAAGTTTGGTTATGGAACAGAAGAAGTTATTGCTTGGTGGAAGAAAAAGGCATCCAAAAGATATGAGAAACTCAAATCTGAAGGTAGGTTGAGAAAAGAATTGGAACTTTGGAAATCTGGTAAAGACTTAGAAATTATACGATGACAGAACTTAAAGACTGGCTTAATTCCATCAATCAAACAAAGAAACATCTGATTGATGAAGATCCTTCTATTGAGAAGGAATATCCTCCCTATATTGTGAATCGTTGTTTCTCTGGGCACATCGATACTTTGATGTTTGCTAATGAGATGAATAAGTATCACTTTCTTCCAAAGAAACTTCAATATGATTTCTTTATAAATATTGTGAGGAAAAAGAAGAGATTTTCTCCCTGGATCCGACAAGATAAGATCAAAGATCTTGATTATGTCAAACGTTATTATGGTTATAGTAATGAAAAGGCAAAGCAAGCTTTGAAGATACTCACAAAAGAACAACTTAATTTTATTAAATCAAAATTTGATACTGGAGGAAAAAATGAGCGTAGTTCGTGAACCTGAGGTGAAATGGTCTCCTGACCAAATGGTGGAAGTGATTCTGAGTGAACCTGATGATTTTTTGAAAGTGCGTGAAACACTTACAAGAATCGGAGTCGCATCTAGAAAGGAGAAAAAGATTTATCAAAGTTGCCACATCTTGCACAAGCAAGGAAGATATTTCTTAGTACACTTTAAGGAACTGTTTGCTCTTGATGGCAAACACGCAAATCTGACACAGAACGATGTCCAACGTCGTAACCGTATTGCTCAATTGCTTGCTGATTGGGGTCTTATTGGTATTGTTGATGTAACCAAGATTACGGATATTGCACCACTCAATCAAATCAAGGTTCTTGCATACAAGGATAAGCAAGATTGGATTCTTGAGACCAAATACAACATAGGATCTAAGAAGAAACGAACAGAAGAAACTGAATGAAACGGGGGGGGGTTGACGCCCCCTTTCTTTTTGGTTATAATAGTTGCATACAAAATCTATCTCAATGACTGCCTTAGAATCTCTGCAGACTCGTTTAAAAAAATTTATAGTCAGTTATGAGTATGATCCCATGTTTACCTATCAAGAGAATCGTGGAGCATGTCTAACCCGTTTGATGGATCAGGCTATGGGTAATTACGTTGAAGAGGCTATTCCTGAGTGGGATCCTGATTCGGAAGCAAAGCACCTGGGTGTTGGATTGAAAGTCGATTGGGAAAACTCAAAGATTGTTGTGGAACAGAAAAAGAATCCCCAGACTGATAATGCTTCGTCTCGTAAAGCAAATCTTGTTAAACTGAAAGAGTCTGCTAAAGAAAAGAAAAAGACTGCCATCTATGCATATTGGCAGGATCGAAAAAAGAACGATTATGTGAAAGATGGTGTCCGTCACTTACATGGTAAAGCCATCTTCAAGTATCTTGGTATTGAAGATAAGTGGGAAGACTTTCTCTCTCATGTAAATAATGTTAAAATGATTGTTAAAGAAGACCTTTCTAATAAATTCGATGAAAAATTTCAATCCTTTAACAAATCTACTGTATGAAGAGATTGATTGTCGTAATGCTAAGGTAACAGATTTTGATGTCAAACCAACAACCATTCAGTATGTTAGGGATTTCATTGAAAAGTGGCATTATTCTTCTAATGTGAATGGGTTGCGTATATCGCATGTCTTTGGTCTCTTTTATAATGGAGATCTAATTGGTGCAATGATTTACGGTCCACTAGGTATGGCAAATACCTGGAAAAGGTATGGTGATTCTGAGAGTGATGTAGTCGAACTTAGAAGACTGTGTTGTATTGACAATACTCCAAAGTGTACTGAAAGTTATTTCATTGGAAAAACTTTGCGTTGGTTGAAGAAAAACTCTGAATATAAAGTTGTTGTCTCTTATGCAGATGCACATTACAATCATACTGGAATTATCTACAAAGCAACCAATTTTGAATATCATGGACTGACTGCTAAAGGAAGAGTCATTGATTTTGGAGGTAAGTTGTATCATGATAAGTGCATTCGTACATATCATGTTGATACAAAGGGAGTGAAAAGACTGAAACCATTTGCTCAAAGAGTCAAAGATGCTCTAGAAGATGGTCGCGCAAAGTATGTTAACACTCCGGGAAAACACATTTATGTTTTTAGATTGAAGAAAGCAAAGAAAACCGAATAAAAAGATACGGGGTTCATCACCCCATTTTTTATGCCTTGTGCTAATATATACTTATGGATGCCTTCGGGATCCACACAATCAAATCTCGCTTATTAAGGAGAAGTACAATGGGAGACCTAACAAGGTATAACGCTGCAAACATGAATCAGTTGCTAGAGCGTATAAATAGAAACAGTATTGGTATGGATGAATACTTTGATCGTTTGTTTAAACTCCACGAAACAACGACAAACTATCCTCCATACAATCTAGTCACGGTTAGTAACGTAGAATCAAGACTAGAACTAGCATTAGCAGGATTCAAAAAAGCAGAAGTCAATGTCTACACTCAAGACGGTAAACTCTTTGTCGAAGGGCAAAAAGAAGACAAAGA